TTTTTGGTAATAATCGTTATGAGTATTCTTATATTGCCGATACTTTTGGTGATGATATACTCTGGGATATTAATAAAGTTAGCATTGCCTATCTTGACATCGAAGTCGGATCTGAAAATGGATTCCCAGAGCCAAGAAATGCTAACGAGGAAATTACCGCAATTACACTCAAAATTAAAGGTAATTATTTTGTGTTTGGTGTCGGCGACTATAGCAAGCACCGTGACGATGTGCACTATGCAAAGTGCCGAGACGAATCAGACCTCATACGAAGATTTATCGACCTCTGGACAAGATTCTACCCCGATGTGGTCTCAGGATGGAACGTCAAGTTCTTCGATATCCCCTATCTTGTAAATCGTATCACTAAACTCTTTGGTGAAGCAGAATCTAAGAAACTGTCACCGTGGAATCGATATTCTGCGCGTGAAGCATTTGTGATGAATCGCGAACATCAAGTGTATGATCTTGATGGTATCGCAACACTTGATTATATTGAACTCTATCGCAAGTTTACTTATTCACAGCAAGAGTCGTACCGACTGGATAACATTGCTCACGTTGAGTTGGGTGAGAAGAAATTAGATTATTCTGAATTCGAAACACTACATCAACTCTACAAACATGACTATCAAAAGTTCATTGAGTATAATATTAAGGACGTAGAACTTGTTGAGAAACTTGAAGACAAGATGAAGTTGATTGAGTTGGCATTGACTCTTGCATATGATAACAAAGTCAACTACGACGATGTGTTCACTCAAGTCCGCATGTGGGATGCGATTGTTTATAACTATCTGCTGAAGAAAAAGATTGTTATCCCTCAAATGAGAAAGGGATCAAAGAGTTCGCAGTATGAAGGTGCATATGTTAAGGACCCGATTCTCGGGATGCACGAATGGGTTGCATCATTTGACTTGAACAGTCTGTATCCGCACTTGATCATGCAGTATAACATTTCAATGGAGACATTGATTGAGCCAGCGAAGTATAATGATAACATGCGTGGTTTGATTCAAAACTGCGATGTGAACGTTGAGTCACTACTCAATCAACAGGTAGACACTGCAATTCTAAAGCAATTAGGTGTTACACTTACACCAAACGGTCAGTTATTTCGTGTGCAGGAACAAGGTGTGCTTCCCGAGATTATGGACACCATGTACAAAGATCGTACACGCTATAAGAAGTTAGCGCTTGAAGCAAAGAAGAAAATTGAAACTGTTCTTGAAGATAAGAATCAAGTTCACTATCTCGAAAAGCAAGTTGCTCGATATAACAATCTTCAGTTGGCAAAGAAAGTTACTCTGAACTCTGCTTACGGTGCACTTGGCAATCAATATTTCCGCTTCTTCGATATTCGTATCGCTGAAGGTATCACTACAGCAGGTCAGTTGTCTATTCGTTGGATTGAAAAGAAGATCAACGAATATATGAATAAACTTCTCAAGACAAATGATCAAGATTATGTCATTGCTTCTGATACTGACTCAATCTATTTGAACATGGGTCCATTGGTAAAGAAACTTTATCCTGACACTTCTGACTCCAAGAAAGTTATCAAGTTCATGAACAAAGTTTGTGATGAGAAGATTCAACCGTTCATTGATTCTTCTTATGATGAATTAAAAGAATATGTCAATGCGTTCCAACAGCGCATGGAAATGAAGCGAGAGTCGCTTGCTGACAAAGCCATCTGGGTTGCAAAAAAGAATTATATTCTAAACGTATATGATAGCGAAGGCGTTGTATATGCGAAACCAAAACTCAAGATGATGGGTATTTCAGCAATTAGATCATCGACTCCTTCCGCCTGTCGCGCGAAGATTAAAGAAGCAATTAACATTATCATGACTCAATCACAAGATGATCTGCATAAGTTTATTGACAAATTCAGAACAGAATTTAAACAGTTGCCAGTTGAAGATATTTCTTTCCCAAGATCAGTAAATGGTCTTGGCGAGTATGCTGATGCTGCGAATATCTTTAAGAAAGGCACACCAATTCACGTGAAGGGTGCGTTGGTATACAATCACTTCTTGCGTGAATTGAAACTCAATAAACGCTATCAAGAAATACAAGAGGGTGAGAAGATTAAGTTTGTATACCTCAAACAGCCAAATATCTTCAACAATAACACTCTTGCATTTATATCTGCGCTTCCAAAGAAACTTGGCGCTGAACAATATATTGACTATGATTTGCAGTTTGAGAAATCATTTCTTGAACCACTTGATATCATCCTTTCTATAATTAATTGGCAAAGCGAAAAGGTTGATTCACTGGATTGCTTTTTTAATTGAAATAGTGTATAATAGATGTACCCCAAATATGGAGAAATACCATGAGTTTGCTTGAGAAATTAAAGAAAAATACGACGATCAAAGATACTGCGATTCTTGCCAGGTCAAAGTTCTTCGCTGCCAAGGATATGATTCAGACCAGCATTCCTGTTGTAAATGTTGCGTTCTCTGGTGATTTGGATGGCGGCTTCACTCCAGGTCTCACGATGTGGGCTGGTCCATCGAAGCACTTCAAGACTGCATTCAGTCTCTTGATGGCAAAAGCATATCAAGACAAGTACCCAGACTCTGTTGTTTTGTTTTACGATTCAGAATTTGGTACTCCGCAAAACTATTTCACATCTTTCGGTATTGATACTGATCGAGTTGTTCACACTCCAGTGACAGATGTTGAGCAGTTGAAGTTTGATATTATGAATCAACTCGGTCAAATTGAGCGTGGTGAGCGCGTGATGATTATTGTTGATTCGATTGGTAATCTTGCATCAAAGAAAGAAGTTGAAGATGCCCTAGAGCAAAAGTCTGTTGGTGATATGACTCGCGCAAAGCAAATTAAATCCCTGTTCCGTATGGTGACTCCACATCTCACCCTAAAGGACATTCCTATGGTTGTAGTAAATCATACCTATAAAGAGATAGGTCTGTATCCCAAGGATATTGTCGGTGGCGGAACAGGTTCTTATTACTCTGCTGATAACATTTATATTCTCGGTCGTCAACAAGAGAAAGATGGCACTGATCTAATTGGCTATAACTTTATTATCAACGTTGAGAAGTCTCGTTATGTTCGTGAAAAAGCCCGTATCCCTGTCACTGTTCGTTTCGACGGTGGTATTTCTCGGTACAGTGGTCTTCTTGACATGGCACTTGAGTCTGGTCATGTTACGAAGCCAAATGTAGGCTGGTATGCTAAAGTGAATACTGCCACTGGTGAAGTAGAAAGCAAGAAGTGGCGTATGGCTGATACTGAATCGCCAGAGTTTTGGGATAGCATTCTCTCAAATGAAACATTTAAAGAATGGGTACGAACAAACTATCAGTTCAGTTCAGCAGTTGCTGGCAATTTAACCACAGAGGTTGAAGATGATGGTCAAGAATAAAATTCAAGATCTATTTGCTGCTGTTGAGTTTTGGTATGCTCGAAAGTTCATACAACTCGACAAACATTATACTTTCTTTTTTGATTTGAATGGTGCTCCTGGAACATTCTCAATCAAATTTCTTAAGAAGTATGAGGGTGTAATTATTGAATATGCAAATGTGATGGTTGGAGAAAATGGTCAACTTACCTTTGACTATGATATTATCTCCAATGTAAATAATTGTAATGTGAAAACCAAAAGTTTCGAACGCTTTACTCGAAATGTAATGCGTAGTATGATTTATGGTGCAATTCAAAACGAAGTAAGGGAAAAGAATGAAAACAGAAACACTGATCTTGTCGAATTTGATTCGGAACGAGAAGTTTATGAGGAAGTCTCTGCCGTTCCTCAAGAGCGAGTATCTAACCGAAAGCCACGAAAGAAAGGTATTCGAAGAAATAAAGCAATTCATTCTGAAGTACAACAGTCTGCCTCCGATAGCAGCACTAGAGATCAGTCTTAAAGAATCAAGCAAACTCACTGAAGTTGAGTTAAATAAGTCTCTTGAACTCCTGAAGGAAGTAGCGAGTGACAAATCAGAACAAAAACTCGAATGGCTTCTTGACACAACTGAAAAGTTTTGTCAAGAAAAAGCGATATACAATGCTATCATGGATTCCATTCAGATCTTGGATGGGAAAGATCAAAACCGTGGCAAAGGAAGCATTCCTACTCTCTTGTCTGATGCTTTGGGCGTTAGTTTCGATCCTCATATTGGTCACGACTTTCTGGATAATTACACTGATCGCTACGATTTCTATCATCGTATCGAAAAACGAATCCCGTTTGATCTTGAATACTTCAACAAGATCACTAAAGGAGGACTTCCGCAGAAAACCCTTAATATTGCTCTTGCAGGTACTGGCGTCGGCAAGTCTCTTTTTATGTGTCATGTGGCTGCTTCTTGCCTGACGCAAAATTATAATGTTCTGTATATCACTCTTGAAATGAGTGAAGAAAAGATCGCTGAAAGAATCGACGCGAATCTTCTAAACGTCTCTCTTGATGATCTCATGAACATGCCGAAAGACATGTATGAGAAGCGTATGGGTAAATTGAAAGAAAAGGTCAAGGGCAAGTTGATCATTAAAGAATATCCAACTGCCTCTGCCAATCCTGCTCACTTCCGTGCATTGATTAACGATCTTGCACTCAAGAAAAACTTCCGTCCAGATATTATCTTCGTTGACTATCTAAATATTTGTGCGTCAGCGAGAATTAAAGCAGGTGCGAATGTCAACTCCTATACCTACATCAAGGCGATTGCAGAAGAACTTCGTGGGCTTGCGGTGGAGAATAATGTACCGATTTTTTCGGCTACTCAGACGACTCGATCTGGCTTTAGCAACTCGGACCCTGGACTAGAAGATACTTCTGAATCGTTTGGTTTGCCAGCCACCGCTGACTTTATGTTTGCGTTGGTGAGCAATGAAGAACTTCAGCAACTAAATCAAATGCTGGTGAAGCAGTTGAAGAATCGATACAATGATCCAAATCTTCATAAGCGATTCACAGTTGGTGTTGATCGAGCCAAGATGAAACTCTACGATCTCGAGCAGAAAGCCCAAGATGCAGTAATGCAGGAAGCCGAATCAAAACCTGTATTTGATCGCGGAAAACGATCGACAGATAAATTTAAAAATCTGAAGGTATGAAGTTAGACAAGATTCAAAAGAAAATCGATAAACTCGCACTCTCATGGGTTGGCGAGAAGTCTGTGCCTGCAATTATTCGTGGCTTAAATCAATCTTTTTTAAAGTCAATTATCTATTTTACATCTAACAGATATGATGAAGAATACTTGGAACATCATTCTGTAATTGTCTCTGGTCAGTATTGCCCTCGAATACTCTCAACAATCCCAGAAAATATAATGATCACGCTTTCTTTTCCCAAAAATAAGAAGAAAGTGACGATAACAGACAAAGAATCTCAAAATCTTGCACTTAAAATTGCTCGAGCCATACATCACGAATATCGCCACAAACATCAGCAACGTGGACGAGGGTATGTGTATACAAAACAATACTCACCCAAAAAGAGGCAGAATCGTTTGAAAGTGATGTACTATGGAAATCCAGACGAGGTTGATGCTCATGCCTACGAAACTCAGGCTGAGAAACTCGATATAAATAAATTAAGAAAGGCGCATAAAATTGGCTGGAGAGAATCTGAAGCCATTTTTATGTACCGTTTGCATTTCCGCAAAACTGATCCAAAAGTCTGGAAACGATTTCTGAAAAAGGTTTATAAGAACAATGGCAGAAGAGAAAGATCCAACACAATATGAGAAACAAGTTGTAAATTATATAAACAATTTTATAAAGAAACAAAAGTCTCCGATCAATATCATAGTAGATGGTATTGGCACATTCAGAATGATTGCTGGGGCGATTCAAGTCGATTCAAGCATCAAGAGAAAGGGTGGTGTGACTGCGGATCCTAAGACTGACATTATTCTTTATAAGGATAAGAAAGATCTATTTTCTCAAGAGAACATATACATCTCTCATAAAAAGGCTGGAGGTCCAGAGGTCTTCCAACAGTATGGTGGAATAACTGAGAAGGCAGGAAACGAAATATATAATCATGAGGAAGTTCAAGACTTTTTGAAGAATACAGCAAAATATGTAGATCCTAAAAAAGGATTGACGATTCCCGTATTCAGACCAATCAAAGATAAAACATTGATTTGCAAATCTATTTTTGGTCCAGAATACACAGTAAGAAATAAAAAATTTGGATTGCAGCATTGCACGTTGATCGGACAAGGAATGCCAGTTCTAGTACCACAAAGAGCACTCAATACGTTCAAATTAGTTTTTAGACCAATGAGTGTTTCTGGTGATTTATCGCACTTTACTCAGAGATACCAACCAGTATTTGGTGGAACTTTTAGAAGAAAACGCGGATTCAAGTATAAGAATGTTCAGTACATCGGTGTTAGAGTTGGCATTTATCCAAAGGCTCTGGTTGAGACAAGAACTGGATTGAAACAATTGTAATTGAGGCTTTA